CGATTTCAGGGCTACATCTGTCGATGTATGCAAGGTTCTGTAATCCAATAGGAGGCCCAGTATGACTAAAAGTCAAAACCAAGCGTGTATTAGACTGCAGAGCCTTGGCTTGAAGCAATCGGACGCACACCATATCCTTGATACAACTCAACGTTGGATTAAGGCTAATGGTAAGGAATGGACTGTTAAGAGATTGAAAGATCTTAAGCAGTTATACCTATCTAGACTTGCGGGTGTTCCCTACAAGCCTGCATTATGGACAAAACTTGATCGTGAAGGTAAACCGAAAGGTGCCTTCAAGGTCTTGTTCCATGATAGCAGATCTCCAAAGAAGATGGCACGGTCGCTTAATGCGCTCATGTCATACTCTGAGTTGATATCTAGAGAGGTAACTCCACAACAATGGAAAAAATTCCATAGTAGTGTGACCATGCCTGAAGATCACAGCTGGATTGACAAACCAGTTGTTCCTGGAAGTTGGAACCTCCGAAAGGAGAACTTCAAGGACATCACTAGTATGAACTTCAGCAATGAGCGTTCGACTTTTGATGGAAAACGGAGTGTGAAGGAACGTGAATTACGTAAGTGGTTTCACTGGCAATCGCTTTACGCGCCTGTCCGTGATATACTACACACGAATATACGTATCCTTCCCGCAGATTCCACTCTGCGTCGCATGTTATGGGCCGAATTCAGGAATTCGTTCAACGAACCTACACATAATTGTGCAGGCAAAATTGGACTCATTCAAGAACCCGGTTACAAACTGCGAGCTGTTGCCAACCCTAATCGTATCGTACAAACTTTACTGGAACCTTATAAACGAAGCTTAGGCGACGTTTTAAGATCTGTTCCAGAGGATTGTACATTCGACCAAGGGAAAGCAATTCCCGTGATCCGGTCCTGGTTGGAGAAAGGCATCGAGGTTTCCTCGGTGGACTTATCTGACGCGACCAATGCATTCCCCTTCTCCTTTACTGAGTCTGTCTTACGACAACTCGATAAGGAAGGGATTTACAAGGATCATCTGGACCTCTTCAAGCAAGCGTCAAGGGACGAATGGATTTCCCCTTTAGGTGAAAACCTAAAGTGGACTAAGGGGCAACCCTTAGGCCTGGGACCTTCATTCTTTGCTTTCGCACTCTCACATCATTCTCTTATGAGAACTCTGTGCATCAAAGACTATTATATCCTTGGTGATGATGTGGTTATCCGAGACAAGAGAGACGCAACCCTGTATAGGGATGCCCTCTCGAAGCTAGGATGCCAAATCAGTGAGTCGAAGAGTTTCTGTTCACAACAGTTGGCTGAATTCGCTGGTAAGATTATAACACCGGAAACGGTATTAAGTCCTATTAAGTGGAGACACTCATCTGATGTTAACTTCATCGACCAAATTCGAAATCTCGGTCCTCAAGCCCTAGGGTTATTGAAGACGGATCAGAAGAAAGCGGTGAAGCTTGTGGCAGAAATTCCTGAATGGATGGGTGGACTAGGATGGAACCCTAAAGGGAAACCTTTAGGTGTTCGTATATCCGAGAACATCCAGACAATCAGAGCCCTTGAGTCATCGCAGGTTTCGCCTCATGAAAGGGAAGATTTCACCCAGGAGATACAGATGTACCTACTGGAGGAAGGCTTAACTATGACAAATGGGTTACCCCATGAGTCATATCATGAAGCCCGGGACCCGAACAGGGTACCGAGAACGGATATCTATAGTACAATCCTTGACCGTAATAACGTCAAAAGAGAGAATATGGAGATCCGGTTGAATGCAGGTTGGAAACCTTCTTCAACAGCCAGCGATCCACGCCGCGTTCCGAAAGCTCTTACAATAGTGAGAAAGCCAA